AGAAGTTGTTCTTTGTATTTGTATTCACTCAAAGAATTCTTATTTGCTTCATCAACCATCCGCTCATAGATACGAGTGGATTCTTTAGAATAGTCATCCGCGGCTTGTATCTTTTTTACAGTCGCTGCTTCTGCGGATTTGGCCATTTCTTTGTTCGCTTTTGCTTCCGCATCCCCGATTGCCTTTGCTGCGGTTTTCCGCAGTTCAACTTCATCCGCAACAACTTTTTTCTGAATTGCCGCCGCCTTTTTCTGCGCTTTTGTGATATTAGTAATGTCAGCAATGGAAGAAGTCGCCGCCTTTTTTAGACTATTAAAATCAGCACTTTGTGCCCTTCGTGCATCCAAACTCGCTTTTGCAGTCGATTCGTACATATACGCGACATCGGCCCCGAGCATACCAAAAGAATCCATAACCTCCATATTACCAGATTTAATCTTTCTATTCAGTTCCCCAAAATTTTCTTCAAAATCTCGAAGATTTCCAATTATTAAACCCAGCGCGGCCCCTATCGCAAATCCTACCGGTCCAAACAAAGCAAATCCAATAAGACCCATGCCCCCCGGAATCACGAGACCAGATAAAAATGATATTACTTTTACAGTTGTGGCAAGCCCCTTTCCAATTTTTTCAACATACATTGGGATTTGCAAAGCGAGTAAATCCTGATTCGCTTCTAACCACGTTGACATTGATTGAATTACATCTTTAATTTTCGGCGCGAGTTCTTCGCCCAAAAGAATAGCTTGTTTCCCCAACGTATTTTTGAAGGTGTCCCAGATTGCTTTTAAGGTAATTTCATATCTTTTCCATGCATCATCAAAAGAACCCACTTTATCTGCCATTGAGCCAAGACGCTCTTCATAGCCTGCAAAATTATTCTTGGATAATTGCAATAACGCTAAAAATCCTTCTTGACGGCCGAGCATTTTACCAAGTGCAGTTGCATTCCCTTCAGTATATCGCATTAATTCTTTCAAAACATTTTGAAACCCCATTGCCTTTATCGCCGCCGTGGCCGTTCCATACTTTTGAATTGCGGGAGGTAATTTTGTAAACTGCCTATTTAACGCAACAAATAAACCTTGCAACTGAGTAACCGAAATAGCAGTGCCTGCGCCGGTTGTCGTAACTTGTGCTAATGCAGCTCCCATTTCATTTACATTCACTCCAGTTGCTTTTGCTAAATTTGCAAGATTTCCAATAAGTGGAATCAATTCACCAACGGAAGTGATACCTGATTTTTCAATTGTATATAATAAATCAGCGGCTTCTGTTGCCGTTTTTATTTCAGTGGAATAAGATCCCATTAATGCGGCAAGCCCTTTTACCGCATCACTTTGCGCAATAGTTGATTCTAAAGATACCTTTGCAGATACCTTCAACATTTTCATCGCGGCATCGGTCTCCGTAATACCAGCGGACATGACCTGATAATACCCTTTTGTTAAATTAGAAACGGAACCCAGTGTGGAAGATACACCAAGAATATCCTTACGCATATCACCAATGGAACGCGAAGAAACATTACCCAAACGATTGAGCGCGACTTCAAATTCCGCAAATTGTGAAATGCTTGTTTTCACAATAACGCCGGCAGCAACCACAGCGGCAGCTGCCATTAATTTAAATGCAGTTTGAACACGCCCCTGCATTTTTCCAGCGGCAACCCCGATCTTTGTTTGCGCCTTGTTCAAATCACGATCAAGATGCGCATCCTCTGCCCGTATTTCTATGTACGCCCCGCCTGCTTTTGTTGCCATCCGCTTATCCTCTTCCTCGTGACTTCATCAAGTCATACTTGGATAAAAACACAACCTTATCAAAACAGTCTTCCCGATTTTTAATTTTCCGCAATTCCATTTGTGAATGGAGTGCGCCGTGCATTAACGCAATGGGGCCGTCATTCCCCATAATATACTGGTCTCGCACCTGGAAGAAAATATTAATAGCATCCGTGTTTTCTTCCAGGTGTTTCGGCCTGCATTCATCACAAGGTGGTTTTTCTCCCTTCGCACCGTAGATTTCCATGCACCCTTCACATTGAGGCGCATATACTTCATACCAATCTACGGTTTCTTCGAGTTTTTTTCAGCCACCTCTTTCTGCTTCACACCAGCGTTCGCTTGGAGTTCCAGACACCTCGCCATGTACCTGTCAAACACGGGGACTTTTGAAAGTTTTAACTTATTTTCACGAGTGCATTCCAACGCATTTCCTTCCGCGTCGAAAAACCGTTCCAGTCCAGTAATAGCATAATCCATCATGTCATCCAGCTCCTGCTGCGCTTCGACAGAAAGTAAACTTTCGAAGAATTCAACGCGCTCCATTGCCCGTGTTTTTGGATTCAGCACAAACTCATGCCGTTTTGTTCTGGTTGCCATTCGTTCCTGAATAAATGGCACTGTGGAACGGAAACAAGCCCGCCCTGTTCCTGGTTTCGGATTATCATAAATAACCTCGCCAGTCGACAGCTCGATTCGAGATTCAAAAAACTCAAACCAATCTCCCTGTGATTCTGAAAAATCAAACACCGTCCCTTTTATCTGCATCGTAACTTCCTCCTTTTTAGTTAATAATTAAGTTCCATACGCGGTCATGACGGCACCGGAAACCTTACCCGCAAAATCTACCATCCCAAGCGCATTCTTTTCGAAAACGATGGAATCGCATTTTGTAGGCAGAATTTTACCGCCGGGCGCAACCGCCCAGAATTTTGTAGCGGTCTCATAGAAATACAGATTGGTAAGCTCTGATCCTGCCTTGCAAGCCGCCGCAAATCCAGCCTGTCCTGTCGTATCTGCCGGATCGTGATAACCCTGGAATGTTACTTCTCCCGGATCACCCGCACCACCAAACACAAAAGACTGTACAGAATCTCCAAATTCCGTATCCTCTAAAGTTTGCGCAGTGTATCCACTCATTGTCCACGTTGAAAGACCCGCAATTTTCACAGATCCGTACATCACCTTTGCTAACTTGCCGATAGTCGCTGCCATGACTTATACCTCCTGCCCTGTTTTTTGTTCATTTATATTCCGGCCCATCAAAACAGTTGATTCTAAATTCTGCCCCGGGAACCGATCGTACAACCATTTCCACATCTTCTTAAACACTTTCCCCGGCTCCCAATCACCAAAAAACCGAGTACAATAATGCTCTGCCCATGCGTCAATGATCCAGGCAGAGCCTATTTCATTTGCACGGAGGCATGCATATGTTCCGTACAAATCAAATCCTTCCAACTCTTCTTCAAAACGAAAACCAGATTTCATATTAACAATTATGGTACATTCATCAATACACGAACATTTTACTGGAAACTCATGTTCAGAAACAATCCATAATGGACTGCTCATGTCATGAAATTTTCCGCATAAAACTCCCTGTTCATCTTTTCCAACTATACCGGCAATCACCCAGTCCTCTGGTAAAAGCGCTATTTGCGCTTTGACTTCCTCCACCCAATTTTGCCGGTAATACATATCCTGATGTGTAAGAATGCCAATGGATGCACCATTCTTCTCAATCGTATTCAGCAACACATTCAGCCCTTTTGTAGCACTTTCCGGATCAAAAATAGTATAACATTGGTATTCACCAATCGATGAATTCCGCAAAATAAGATCAAGTCGCTTTACATCATTAAACATGCAACCAAATGCAATATGCTTATCCCATCGCCCCGGCTCAAAATAATTAAAAAGTGCGTAAAGATGAGGTTCGTACCGAATAGGGAAATTCTCTTTCAACCATATAGCCATCCTCCCATCAGCACAGTGGTCTGTTTCCTCCAAATAGAGTTGTTTGAATATTTTCCCTTTGCAAATATATTGCTGGCCTGAAACATTCCCAATTACAATATTTTCCGGAGTTGCCAGCAAGGTATTTACCGGATACCGCCGCACATCTATCGCATCTATGGGGATAGAATATCCACGTTTCATAGAAATAAAAATAACATCATCATCCATTTGTCGGATAGTATCAAATACGCCCGACTCAACCATGTCGTCATCGTCAAAAATTACATAATAATCTTCATTACTAATCGATGCTCCTTGAATGAATGCGTTCTTACGCCTGTAACCCTCATTAATAAAACCAGTTTTTGGGGCATTGCCGGGAATAATAAATGGCTGAATCCACGGTTTGTTAAAAACATCCCCTTTTAATTCACTTTCAAAAAGTGTTGGGTGCCATATAATCCCCATCGGCTCATAATGTTGTATCAAAGTATCGAGAAGGTTAAACCGAGCAAAAGCAGTAACAACATGAATCTGTTTTTCCTTTAAACAAGAAGCTTCCATTACTTTTCCCCTTTCTGGGTATCTTGCTCCTTGTTATAAATCAAACCAATCCCATGTGTCTTTTGTTCTGACGGATCATCAAGAAACTCCACCATCGCTTTACCCGGAACTTTCTTTAATGTTTCCCATAACACCCCGACATCCGGCCAAAGTGGTTCCTGTAAATCATGGAAAGCACAGAATTTTGCATACTGACCAAGATTTTCATAATCCTTTTTTGGCCAAGGGGCGTTATGTTCCGCGTCGATAAAAACAAAGTCAAATGCTTGCCCCTTTATTTCATCACTCGTAACGGATTTGTGAATAAGCCACATTTCCGTGTTAATAATAATCAAAATCTCATCATCAAGAAGTCCGGTCGGATCAATACCAAGACACTGAATTCCAGGATTAAACCGCCTGAGATACTCCGAACAAAAAAGAAAATTCGCACCATAATAAATTCCGATCTCACAAAACGAATCGAGCTTGAAGGCACTCATATAAACAAGCAACTTTGCAATCTGATCCGGAGTCTGTCCCAACGAAGCGCCCTGTCCAATAAACCGCGCCTCCGGGCCTGATGTATGCCCCCAGTCCATAATGCCAAAGGCGCGAACCAGATTTGCTACCACTTCCGCATCCTTTAATACCGCAAGCGGTAAGTTCCTTAATAGGTTTTGAACTACTACTATATTCTTATTTTTCATCCCTTGTTTCCCTTTTTTATATTATTTCCATTTTCAGATATGCTTTATCATTATAGATGTGTATCAATTCCCATCCCTTTGCGCCCAGCGCATCGAGATTAGGAAAAACTATTTCGATATCATCCACATAATAACGAAACTTCCTTTCTAATTTATTTGCCGCCTCCTCTTTTTCCTGCGCATCAAGAACTTTTACAAAGCAGGCATCACATAAAATCGGCTGTTCATTTTCCATTGCCTTTTCATATGCCGAAGCTATTATTTCTAATTTCTCTCCACAAATATCACAATCTACCTCTACTTTTGGATCATCCATACCTTCCCCCTTTTTTATTCTCTGCGGTCAAATGAAATTGTGATTGCGAAATGGAACCAGTCCTCTTCAATCCCCAAATTCTGAACCGACGCTTCGTCGCAATCAATTCCTCCAAAAGCCACCAAATCAAATAATGCGGACAACGTATCCACATATCCCCTTGCCGTTGCTGTTCCCGTTTCCTTTGGTACGAATATACTGATTTGTATAATCCCAAAATGAGATTTTAATGGGCTTCTGCCAAACTCTAACGCTTCCGAATCCCCTGGAAGGATTGAACACCTGATAAATGCCGTTCCCGGCGTCGGGACGTAATACACATTATCCCATGCAATGGGTGTTGTGCTCCATCCAGTAGCTAATCGGGATTCAATATCCACTCTCTCTTGAGCGTAGCTCATATCAGATCCTTAATTTGGTTTAATTTACGTTGCATTGAAAGTGCGGTATTCCTTATCCAGCCTTTAGCGGCTTGTTTGGATGATCCATATTCCAGTGGAAGTGCATACTGCAAATTGTTATGCAAGAACATGGTCTGTCCCAATTTGTATTGGGAAATGCCTTGCGACTGTTTTCCAAAATTTGCAGAAGTATCTTCCGTTGTGCTGGCGTCCATGGTACCTACAGAGGAACCCCAGTTTGCTTTAAATCTTCCGGTATCCACTGGGCTTTG